AAGTTGTAACACCAGCAAGAGCAGTACATGATATAAGAAGTGCTAAAGTAAGTCCCTGGGTATTATATTTAAGTGAGACAGGCGGAGAATTACTTACTAGATTTAATGATGAGCAGGTAAAAATGATACAGCACATTATAGATACAACTTTTTGGATGAAACAATTTGGACATAATAGAGAAGAAGTAGAAGAAATTAAAACAACATGCGAGGTTGCAGGAATATGAAAGAAAATACGACAAACGAAATGTGGGATTTAGATGATTTAATAGATCTAACATCAAAATGGCATCATGATAGAAACCTTATTGATGGTGCAACTAGTAAAGATCAAGTATTAAAGTTAATACAAGAAGTTGGAGAACTTTCAGATAGTGTATGTAAAGGAGAAGATGTAAAAGACGATATTGGAGATTGTCTAGTTATCCTTATTAATATTGCCGAAAGAGAAGGCACTACATTAGAAGAATGTTTAAATGTTGCCTACAACGATATAAAAGATCGCAAAGGTAAAATGGTTGACGGAATATTTGTAAAAGAAGAATGAACAGAAGACAAGAATTACTAACTATCACAATGGAAGAATGCGGAGAGCTTGTACAGGCTTGTAGCAAATTGATCAGATTTGAGAAAGACAGTTGTCCTGACGATATAAGTAATTTACAAGATGAGATAGGCGATCTTATGTGTATGATTGACTTATTAAAAAGAGATGGATTTGTTACAGATGAACAAATAAAAGATAGAATGTTTTTAAAAGAACAAAAATTAATGAAGTGGAGCTCGTTGTTTAATGAGTAAAAATTTAAAAATAGCAGGAAGTTTTGGTCCTAAAATTGCAAAAAGCAAATTAAGTAAAGAGACTACAGAAGCTCTTTATGATATGTGTTTGCAAAGTCAGGTACCTGAGAATCATAAACTTGTTGGCTTCATAAGAGAAGAAAATACTATTACAAATTTACTTAAACAAAATCATAAAGTACATAATGAATTGATAGGTTTAGTAGAAAACTACTTTAAAGAAATAGAAAATGGTATATATAAACGTGTACTTTCAGAAAAAAAGTTTGATAGTCTATTAGAATTAACATCAGGTTGGTATAATAAGCAAGTGGCAATGGAATATAATCCTCCACATAATCACGTAACAGCGGCAGATTTAGTTTGTGTCCTCTATCCCAAAATACAATTAGATGATAATGCAGAAGTATATACTGTAAATCCTACTACTGATCAAGAACAGAAAGGACAAATAAGTTTTATGTATGGGCAATCAGTTGACTTAAACGGATTTACACCTAGCATACTTTCAATACAGCCTGAGGAGGGAGATATACTAATATTTCCTGCAAGTTTAATGCATTTTACAGCACCAGTGTTAGGTGAAAGTTTTAGATATAGTATAAGTTGTAACTTTAACATACATACACATATAAAAAGAATGGCATTTAAAAATGAAAATTGATTTTGATGTAGACATTGATATGGCAAACAGAGATGACTTTCTTAAGTTAGTTAATCACACACCTGCAAGTATTAAAAAGGATAGCACATTTAACAAGCACAATACTGGTGTATACTTTCAAAACATTCCTAATTTTCCTTTAGAAGGCTATAGCACAATAGATCACAAAAAGGCAGAACAAGAAGGATGGTTTAAAGTAGACTTTTTAAACAATCATATTTACACAGGCATACATGACGAAATACATCTGGATAAACTTGTAGACACTGAACCTATGTGGGAATTGTTTGAACACAAAGAAGTTGTAGAACAGTTATTCCACATTAGTAATCATTATGAGATAATTAAGCAACATCTTCCTAATAGTTTAGATCAATTAGCAATGATACTGGCAATAATAAGACCAGGCAAAAGGCATTTAGTTGGAAAGAGTTGGGAACAAATAGAAGCAGATGTTTGGGTAAAGCCCACAGACAATTCTTACTTTTTTAAGAAAAGTCATAGTTATGGTTATGCTTTAGCAATTATTGTGCAATTAAATTTAATTTGTGAGACTTAATCAGTTTTACGAACTAGTTGAACACCACGTCTTTTAATTCTTTTTTTAATTAAATTCTGTAAAGACGTCATAGGTCCAAATAAAACTTCTACATCTTTCATTACGAATGTAGATAGGAAAGGAACAAATTCCTTCATTTCGTGGTTTAAAAAGATATCTATTGGTAATTGTCTATTGCTTTCCCACCACCACATATCACCGTATTCTAAAAACTTACGTTTTACTTCTATAGATGGCATTTTACTTATATCATAAAATGTACAAATAGCATTGTCGTGATTCACTACTATGCCTACATACTCATTACCACCATATGTGATGCCAGTAAGGAATGGATAACGTTCTTGTGCCTCTGATATAAGTTTTTCTTTCTCCACAATGTTATTTATGTTCCATTATGATAAATACTACAATATAAAGAGTAAATAACTATATGAGTTACGGAGATCACAAATTATTTTTATACGAAGACGTAGTTGATCTTGTGATCGACTCGGATGGATTATATGTGGATAACAGACCTATGAATAATAAAAAACTAACAGCACATAAAGGCTTGTCTAATGAGATAACTTTTAGCATAAGAAATAAAGACAGAAAACTACAAAATGTAAACTCAGATTTATTAAGAGGTACTTTAATTCATCCTTATACAGGAAAGAGAATATTTTCCAGATTGTTAGAACATACAGGAACTACTGGACAAGTAAAACTTAATATGGCAGAAGGTGATTTAACAAATTTACAAGCAGGCTTATATCAGTTATATGTAACTAGAGAAACTTCAGACAGTTTAGAGCTACCTGTGTTTGCAGATCAAAATAATAACATTAAGTTTGATATAGAAGTAAAAGATCAAACTAAAAAGACACCAGTTGAAACTCAAACATCTAATGTAGCTCAACAAATGCAGGTAACTAATACAAATAATGGTGATGAAGGTAATGTTTTTGTGACATCTGCATTAAAAGGTAATCAATCAAGAAACTTTACATCATGTTTACATAGTATTGCTATTCATCCAGATGCATTTACAGGAAAGTTTTCTATACAAGCAAGTTGTGTTGAAAATACACCTGATACTGCTAACAACAGCAGTGATTGGTTTAATATAGAAAAAGATGTTTCATTAACATCTAACTCAACAATATATCACAGTACATTCCAAGTAAATGCTAATTATATCAGAGTAATGAGCGAACCAACAGCAGGAAATATTTCTTTAGTGCAACTAAGAAACTAATTGACTTTTAATAGTTTTTCATGTATAATTAATGCATGGATATAGACTTTTTAGTAGAAAAGGTGCACCGTCTCCTTTTGGATAATCTTCCAATAAGAACTAGTAAAACACCTAGTGGCTGGAACACTATGGATTGTCCAATGTGTAGTGATAAAAGGAAACGCGGTGGCTTAATTACAACTGGTGCAAAAATATCCTATAATTGTTTTAATTGTGGCTATACTACTGGTTGGGAGCCTAATCCAACACTAGGAAAGAAATATAAAGACTTAGCAACAATACTAGGAGCGGATCAGCAGGATATACACAAAGTAACAATAGATTTATTGAAGTATGCGGAAGATTTAGAAACAGAAAGTGCTACAGATTATGTATACAACTTGCAAAAATTTAAAACAGAAACGATGCCAGATACAGCAACTATTGTAGATGATTTACCAGATGAACATGCTGTAAAACAGTACGCAATCAAAAGAGGACTACTTGGTCTATATCCACTGCTATACTTTGAAGACAAGTTATACAAGCAGAGATTAGTAGTCCCTTTTACATATAATAATGAGCTAGTAGGTTGGACAGGAAGGCATATAAGCCCTCCTGACAAGCAAACGCCCAAGTACTTACATAAAATGCAACCAGGATATGTTTTTAATATAGATAGATTTGCAGACAGTAAAAGAGAAATTGTTATTGTAACTGAGGGTGTATTTGATGCAATACTTGTAGATGGTATTGCAATACAAGGTAATAGTGTAGGTCCAGAACAAGCACACTTAATAGAAAAGTTAGGAAAAAGAATAATAGTATGTCCTGATAGAGATAAAGCAGGAATAGAATTAATGTTGCAGGCCGCTGAACTAGGGTGGGAAGTAAGTTTCCCGCCTTGGCATGTAGATGTAAAAGATGCCGCAGATGCCGTACAGCATTATGGCAGATTGGCGACTGTAAGCAGTATTATTAAACATGCAACAGATAATAAACTTAAAATAGAAGTAAAGGCAAAGATGATATGAAATTGTATGTAAACGGTTGTAGTTTTAGTTACGGTAATACTTTTGAAAATAAGTCTGCATGGCCTGATTTTATGGAAGGTTATGACATTATAAATGAAAGTTGGATAGGTAGCAGTAACAAAAGAATACTAAGGCGTACACTAGAGTATATAGAAACTCATGCATATCATGATACATTTTTTGTTATACAATTATCTGATTGGTTTAGAGATGAATGGTATGATGCAGAGTTTGATACCTGGATAGGAATGTGTAAGGACAATGTTGTTTTAGATGATAGATCTTACAACAGAAGTGATATAGATCAAACAGAATTAAATGAAAAGGTAAAAAACTTTATTAAACATTCGCTATTACACAGAACAATAAAAACTGTAGAACAGGAAACATATAATTTATTAAATACTGCAATAGCATACTTTAATCAAAACGATGTTAAATATTTGTTTACTGGCATGAGTTCCAGATGTATGCCACACAATAATAACGTAGACATAATAACACCAGGACATTTTGTTAAGCCTATTAGTATTATTGCTGGAAATAATATTATTAGTACAAGCGATAGCCATCCAAACGAAGCAGGACATAAGTTGTTCGCAAGATATATATTAAATGAGATAGAAAATTATGAGTGATTTACAAAACTATAACGAAGAAACGCAAGAACTATTTTTAAAGTTTTTGATCAGTGATCCTGATTTGTTTAGTAGGTGTGCGAATATAGTTGAGCCTGACTATTTTAATATGAAATATAGATCAGCAGTAAAATTATTTCAGAGCCATGCAACAGACTTTAATGCTATTCCTACGCCAGAACAAGTAAGTGCGGCAAGTGGTGTTAGTATTGAGCCTATAGAAAATATTACATCAGATCATCATGATTGGTTTTTAAGAGAGTTTGAAACTTTTTGTAGACATAAAGCATTAGAGAAAGCAATTATTGAAAGCACAGATTTATTAGAGAATCAGGACTATGGTGCTGTAGAGACTAAAATTAAAGATGCAAGTCAGGTAGGACTTGTTAAAGATTTAGGGTTAGATTACTTTGAAAATCCTAAAGAAAGATTACAATGGATTAAAGATCAGAGTGGAGCAATTAGCACAGGCTGGAAAGGAATAGATCATAAATTATATGGCGGTATGAACAGAGGCGAAATGACTATTTTTGCTGGTGGATCAGGAGCAGGTAAGAGTTTATTTTTACAAAACTTTGGTGTAAACTGGGCATTAGCAGGTTTAAATACTGTTTATATTAGTTTAGAGCTTAGTGAACAACTTATTAGTATGCGATTAGACAGTATGGTATCTGGATATGGCACAAAAGAAGTTATGAAAAATATGGAAGATGTTGACTTGAAAGTTAGAATGAAAGCCAAAGGTGCAGGTAGATTCCGTGTTAAACAAATGCCTAACGGTGTTAATTGTAATGACATAAGAGTATTTTTACGTGAGTATGAGATATCATGTGGTGAAAAAGTAGACTGTTTACTTGTAGATTACTTGGATTTGATGATGCCTATCAGTGCTAAAGTAAGTGGCAGTGATTTGTTTATTAAAGACAAATATGTATCTGAAGAGTTGCGTAACTTAGCAATGGAAAAAGACTTATTATTTGTAACAGCCTCTCAGTTAAACAGAGGAGCAGTAGAAGAAATAGAATTTGATCATCATCATATTGCAGGTGGTATTAGTAAAATACAAACAGCAGATAATGTTGTGGGTATTTTTACAAGTAATGCTATGCGAGAAAAAGGTAGATATCAAATACAGTTTATGAAAACACGTTCTAGTAGTGGTGTAGGCACAAAAGTAGACTTAAAGTTTGATCCTGACACATTAAGAATAGAAGATTTAGAAGAAGGCGATGAAGATGCAATGACAGTAACAACGTCTAACTTAGTAGATCAACTAAAACGCAGTAACTCTATAAAAGCAGAAGAACCTGAAGCACAAGATGTTATTTCAGGTGCTATGAACATGAGAGAATTTTTTAAGAAAAACGATCAATAGTGATAAATAGCATTATACAATTTAATTGGAGATATTGTGCGTAAAACTCGTAGTATATTGGAAGAGCTAAATCAGATTTCTGTCGACAGAGACAGGGACCATGTCGTGTCT